TTAATATTTTTTTTTATTATTTATATTTTTAAGCATATTTTTTGAAATAACTATTGATAAATATATGATTCCAAAAAAGCTTATAACTCCAAATAAAGCTATCATTAGTAGTATCTCCTTATAATTTAATGTGTATTTTAACAGCTACGCCGATTATTTCTGCATAGCCATTTTTAAAATCGTTATCATTTAAGATAATAGGTTCATAATTGCTATTTTCAGGCAACAAAAATATTGAATTATCTTTTAGTTTAAACCTTTTCAATGTTACTTCATCACCATTTACCCTGCAAGCTATTATTTGTCCACTTTCAGCACATGGCTGTTTTCTAATTAAGACTAAATCCCCATCATTAATTCTTGCACCGATCATACTATCACCGACTACACGAAGGAAAAAGTGATTTTCAGGGTCTTTAACATCTGCCAATTCATAGCCCTCAATATTTTCCAATGCCATAATTGGCACACCAGCAGCAATATGACCGATTATAGGTATTCTGTGCATAGTGCCAACTTCAATTATATTGCTTTGTGGTTTTTCATTGCCAAGCAAGTAGTCAGTAGTTACTCTAAATAATTCAGACATTTTTGTTAAAATATCATAACTTGGTTGACGTTTGCCTGATTCATACAAAGAAATTACAGATTCACTAAGGTTTAATTTTATAGATAACTCTTTCATAGTTAAACCATTGTTAATTCTTAATTCCTTTATTTTATTTTCTAACATAACAACACCTTCCTAATGATAATATTTTAGACTTTACAGGTAGTAAAGTAAATATATCTTGACTAATTGTAATTATTTTTAAAAATATACTTGACTTATAGTAAAGTTAGTGTTATACTACAACCAACTTGACTAATAGTAAAGTTTAAAAGGAGCTGAAAAATATGGAGTGGTTAAAAGCGATCAGAACAAATGCCAATTTAACACAGAAAGATATTTCTACTGAAACAGGCATTTCAGAAAGTTATTATTGCCTTATTGAGAGTGGAGAACGCAAACCAAGTGTAATTGTCGCACAGGCTATTGCAAATGTTTTGAATTTTAATTGGACAAAGTTTTATGATGATGTTCAATCTGCTTAATTATATTATACACAAGATTGGAGGTTTTTAACATGGCACAAGACTACAGAAATATTTACCAAATAGCACGAGAGTCTACTGGTTTGACACAAGAAAAGGCTGCTGAACTAATAGATGTATCAGTTGAGAGTATTAGGGCGTATGAAACAGACAGACGTATTCCTCCTGATAAGACCGTTATAAAAATGATAGAAATATATAATTGTCAGTATTTAGCATATCAACATTTAAAGACCAGTGCCGAGGTTGGGCAGAAATATATGCCGAATATTGAGCTCAGAGATTTGCCTTCTGCTATTTTGAGGTTGCAAAAGGAAGTTACGGATTTCATCAAATGCAGGGATGAACTTGTGGACATTTGCTGTGATGGAATTATTGATGCCGAGGAACGTCCTCGATATGATGCAATACTTAAAGAACTTGACCAAATTGTTGAGGCAATTATGGCAGTTAAATTTGCACATTAAAACTTTTTTACGAATATTATATTTTGAGGTGATTTTTATGGCAAGGCGTGAGCTTACAGTTGTTAGTTATTTGCACGATACAAAAACAGGCATTGTTCGTAAGTGGGATGACTTAACACCAGCCGAACAAGAAAATGCTGCAAACAAAATGCAAATTGCAGCTGCAATTGCTTTGAATCCAGGGTGCGATATTACTGTGAGATATAAAAATCGTACTATTGAGACATACAGGGACGGTTTATTACTTGATAGGCAAGGGGTGAATTAGATGTCTGAATTATGTGGCACTTGCAAAACTGGTGCAAATTTTGTTGAGGACGAGCCTGTGTGTTGTCCTTTTGTGGACAGGCTTAAAGATGGGAAATGTGGTTGTTATGCGAAATTAGAACCAATTGAAATGAATTATGATATGTTTAAATCCATATTACAGAAAATTGAATATGAAAAACCAACACTGCACCAAATGGTGGGTTATCTTATGGACAATAATTTTTTAATGACACCTTTTGAATTAATATCAATTCAACAAAAGCTCGCAAAATATGATGCAGATATGCAAAGAATACTCGGGATAAATAGTGAGGAGGCAATTTTATGAAAAAAGAGGGAGTTCTTGTAGAAGACAAACAACGTGAAAAGTTTTATATTGTTTTTGATGATATGACCGAAAGTAATTTTCTTAGCTGTGGTAGTCCTTTGGAAGCTTGTATTGATTATGAATGGTACGAAGGCAGAGTTGAGGCACAAGATGGCAGATATTATTTCTATGGTGATACCAAGGTGTTTTTATATACAGGCATGAGGGTAAGAAGATAGGAGGCAATTTTATGAAAGCAAATACTGTAGAACAGTATCACATTTTAAAATGGTTGAGAGAAAATTTTTATCTTTGGGCATTGGAAGTATCATTTTTAGATCATTGTACTGTCCAAATTTCAGACGAATATGGGCAGGAAGCAATTGTGACATATAAAAATGGAAAAGTAGAACTAAATTAAAGTTTATTTGGGCAACTTTAAAAGCCCAATGCAATAAATCTTATAAGAAAGGATGAGTTTATGAAAGTATTATTATTTAGGGTAAGTGAAGAGCCTGCAATCGTAGAAATTGATGGTGAGCTTAAGTCTATGCAGGAATTAGTTGGGGGCTATATTGAGACAATGCCACTTCGTGCTTACAGTGATGATGAAAGTTTAGTATTAATCTGCAATGAGGACGGCAAGTGGAAAGATTTTAAAATTAATGCAATGGTAATGGATGCATATAAGCAAACGGTAGATTTTATTTATGCTGACTTTTTTATTTGCAGGAGTTTTGAGGACGAGTTTGTTGGCATTGAGGATGATGATATACCAATTGCTATGCAATATATTAAGAGATAAGGAGCTGTTAATATGAGAAACACACTTGGTGATTTGAACAACCATTTATTTTCGCAACTTGAACGATTGAATGATGAAGACCTAAACGGTGAAAAGTTGCAAGAGGAAATTAACCGTTCGAGGGCAATAACAACCGTTGCAACAAAGATTATTGAAAATGGTTCTCTTGTTTTAGAAGCAAAAAAGATGCTTGATGATAAGGTTAATTTAGACCTAAAGCTTCCAAAAATGTTGGAGGGATAATATTGCATATTTTTACATATGAAGAAATTGAATTTATTGAGCAAAATGTAAAAAATCGTAGCACCTCTGAATTAACAGAACTATTTAATAATCATTTTTCCCTTAATTTAAAAGTTTCGCAAATAGTAAGTTTTAAGCATAATCACAAATTAAGTAGTGGTATTGATTGCAGATTTCTAAAAGGTAATGTGCCTTATAACAAAGGTAAAAAAGGCTTTGGTGGTTATGAGCCTACACAATTTAAAAAAGGTAATATTCCACACAATCATAAGCCTGTTGGCACCGAAAGAGTTACTCGTGATGGATATGTGGAAGTCAAAATTGCAGAGTCTCGCAAATGGAAAGCTAAACACATATTAATTTATGAACAACACAATGGTATTGTTCCCAAAGGCTCTGTAGTAATTTTTGGAGACGGAAACAATCGCAATCTTAATATTAATAATTTGATTTGTGTATCAAGGCAACAATTACTTTTATTAAACAAAAGAAATCTTATACAAGCTGATGCAGAGCTTACAAGGACAGGAATTATTATTGCAGATTTGTATCAAAAAATTCACAAAAGAAAAGGGAGCTGTTAATTATGAGAGGCAAAAAGGCAAGAGAGCTTCGCAATGCAATTAAAAAAAGCGAGATGGTATATATCGGTTATGGAATGCTGCGTGATAGAATTAAAACACTCGAGGACAAAATTGGCATTCAGCCTAAAAGGAAGTGGTGGCAGATATGGGGATAAGTTTATTTCATACTTTTAACTTTGCTTTATTTTTATTGATTGCTTTGGTGTGCTTGTATTTGTTAATAGGTTTTTCAGTGCAATTTGTGTCAAAACTTTTTAGACGTAAAAAAATCAGAGTGCAATATGTTTCTACACGTGGCACCAGCAATAGAAATTATGTTGCGTGATGATGTTTTGTGCCTGCGGTGTGGTCGTAAGCTTAAAAATAGTAAATATATTGATGTTGGTTATGGCTTAGCTTGTTATAAAAAAATACTGGAACAGGAAGACGAAAACCAAGTGAAAATTGAAGAGGTGATTGACATTGGCAAAATTGAAGGAGCTGGAACTGGTAGATGATATTTGCAAATTTAGATGTTCTTTATATGGGGCTTGCAAAGGCAAGGTGCGTGCGGATGGGTGCCTGGGGTATAAAGATAAAATAGGCATAAAAAAAGCACCAACTGGTGACGTTAGCAGCGAACACCGAATTGGCACTTCTTTAAATCAAAATCCAACTAAATTATATACCTTTGAGAGTAGAAATGCAACCCTCAAGGGTAACAACAGTATTTGTGATGATTGTGACCATGAGCTTGATGGCTTATGCAAGCTCAAACAAAAGGTGCATTTAAGCACTGTTAAGGATTGCGATGCATTAAAACCACGTCAACAATATAAGGCGGTGGGATGATGGAACAACCTAATTATTATTCAATCATTCCTGCCAACGTGCGTTATGATAAAAGGCTCAAGGCAAATGAAAAGTTGCTATATGGCGAGATTACCTCTCTGGCGAATGCTAAAGGCTATTGCTATGCCAGTAATGGCTATTTTGCCGAGCTTTATGATGCAAGCACTGAAACAATTTCAAGGTGGATAAGTAATCTAAAAAAACTTGGGTATATAGATTTTGAAATTGATAAGAAAAAAGGTAATACAAGGAAAATTTATATATCTGATGTCTTGACTGAAAAATCAATACCTATTGACGAAAAAGTCAATACCCCTATTGACGAAAAAGTCATACATAATAATACAAGTATTAATAATAAATTAAATATACTTGATTGGTGGAATTCTCAAAAAATTATTATGCACAAAGACCTCACTCCTGACATTGATAAAGCCTTAGACAAAGTCATTAAAAAAATAGGCTTTGAAAAATTACAGCTGGCGATTGTCAGATATGCTAAGGCTTATCATGATAACAGCTTTTATTTTAAACATAAATGGACTTTGCTTAAATTTTTAAATCAGGGCAACGGTTACACCGAATGGCTTGATGATGGCGGTATGTTTAACAATTACTCGCCACAGCCCAAAACTGGACAACCTACTTCGGCGAGTGCATCAGCTGTGCCTAACATTGATAAGACTGATGATTATCTTAAAAAAATTGAAGAAATGAGAGGGAAAACAGGATGAACACTATTCCAGTGCAATACAACGAAACTGCTGAATATTCGGTGCTTGGCTCAATGCTACTTGATATGGACTGCATTGCAGAAGTAATGCCTTTGATAAATTCAGATTGCTTTTATAATCCAAAAAACAGAGAAACCTTTGAGGCTATACTGGATTTATTTATTGCCAGTACACCGATTGACGTTATAACACTTGCAGAACAGCTAAAAAAACGTGGTACATATGACAATGTTGGGGCTTTGGATTACCTTGTTGAAATTGCGAATGCTACACCAACAAGTGCAAATGTTAAGCACTATGCCGATATTTTAAGGAACCAGGCTAAAAGGCGAAAGCTTTTAAAAATTAGTGCGGATATTACAAACCTTGCACAAAATAGCGAAATTGACATTGATGAAACTTTGGTTAAGGCAGAAAGCTTAATAATTAATGTTGATAATTATTCAGGTGATGATGAGTTCCATACTGCTGACAGGATATTTGCACAATTCTTCGCAAAGGCATCTGAAAGAGCTGCCAACAAGCAAGCCATACCAGGGATATCAACTGGCTTTGATAATTTGGACATTATGACAGGTGGTTTGATGGGCGGTTACTTGTATGTTATTGCAGCACGACCAGCAATGGGTAAATCGGCATTGGCAACTGCCATTGCATCAAATGTCAATAAACAAAACAAGAGTGTAGCATTTTTTTCCCTCGAGATGGGAGAGCAACTGATAATGCAACGTATGATTGCAGAGGAAAGCCTTATAAGTAACACCAAAATGAAGCTTGGACTTATTGAACAAGCCGATTGGGGAAACATTGTAACTGCTGGCACGTTGGTTGGTAAAAGTAATTTTATCATTGACGATACAGGTGGTGTTAGTGCTGATTACATACAAATGCGTTGCAGAAAGCTTAATAATAAGCTAAAAAAGAAAGATGAAAAGCTTGAATTAATAGTCGTTGACTATCTGCAATTTATGGGTGGTAAGGGTAGAGACCAAAGGGCTGTAATTGAGGATAACTGCAGAAAATTAAAAGCATTAGCAAAAGAATTTAATGCACCAGTAATTTTACTTAGTCAGCTGAGCAGGGAAAATGAAAAAAGGACGGACAAAAGACCAATGCTTTCAGACCTTCGTGAGACTGGTGCAATTGAGCAGGATGCAGACTTGGTTGCTATGATTTACAGGGATGATTATTATAACCCTGATAGTGAACAAGCAGGAATCAGTGAAATTATAATTTGCAAGCAACGTGATGGTGCGACTGGAACGATAAAGCTCGGTTGGAGCGGTGAACATACAAGATTTTTTAATCTGAAAAAGTGAGGTATCACATGAAGTACATAGTTTGTTACTCTGGTGGTCATTCTTCGGCATTAGCTGCAATTGAGACTGTAAGACTTTATGGAAAAGAAAATGTTATTTTATTAAATCATAATATTAGCCCAAAAGTAGAGCATGAGGATATTAAAAGATTTAAGGATGATATTTCAAATTACCTTGATATACCAATTACATATGCTAATCATCAAGAGTGGGAAACTGCTACTCCGCTGGATATAGTAGAAAAACAAGGCTGTATCAGTTCAAATGGACATATGGCATTATGTACACATCAGCTTAAAACTTTACCATTTTATGAATATTTAGATAAAAATTATCCTGTAAAAAGTATTAACCAGTTCGATATATTTGGTGATATTCAGGAGGATGTAAAAATAATATATGGCTTTGATAAAAATGAGCCACAGCGAATTACAAGACGTTCACAAAGTTTAGGTATGATGGGATATGCAACGGAGTTTCCTTTATTATCAGCACCTAAAGTAGTGAAAACATTGCAAGTAGGAATTAGACCGCCTATCACATATGATATTTTTAAACATGCAAATTGCATAGGGTGTCTTAAAGGTGGATTACAACATTGGTATATAACATTTTGTCTAAGAGAAGATATATGGGAACACGCTAAAATCGTTGAAGATAAGCAAGACTTTGCAATTATAAAGGAAAATGTATTTTTAAAAGACCAAGAATGTAAATTTATAAAAATGCTAAAGGCTAACATTGTACCAAGTGAAAAAGGTAATCCGCAAACATTTTGGGCTGAGGTTAGAAAAGAACTTGGTGCCGATTATAACAGACCATGCGAATGTGCTATTTAGAAAGTGAGGTTAGGTAATGAGAAAATTTAATTGGTTTTTATTTTTAATATTTTTCGTAATGGTGATACTTTGCTGTTTTAGATTATTATTTAGTTAGGAGTATATTATGAAAATTCTTAGAGTATTTCCAAAACGAACCTCATATACACCTGATGATGAAATGGTTGTAATTGGACTTCCTCAGTTCGAAATACCTGACCATGACGAAATACATATATCTTGCACATTTACATGGGATAAGGCAATGTGTGAAGAGTTGAAATTTCAGTGGGAAGGCAGAACAAACAAGCCCATATTACTTAATGGTGTGGCTTATGGTTCAGAGGTATCAAACTTTGTGCAAGGTTTATATATTAAGCCAAATATAATATTCACTTCAAGAGGTTGTAATAATAATTGTCCTTGGTGCATGGTTCATAAAATCGAAGGCAAGTTAAAAGAAATACAAATTTGTCAAGGCAATTGGATACAAGATAATAATTTTCTGCAAAACAGCAAAATTCATAAAGAAAAAGTTTTTAATATGCTTCGTACACAAAAAGGAATTTGCTTCAAAGGTGGATTGGAAACTGATTTAATAGACGATCACTTTATCGACAATATTACAAGCCTAAGCATTAAAGAATTATGGCTTGCCTGTGACACTGATGGAGCATTACCAAAAACTAAAATTGCAATTGAAAAATTGACAAAGGCAGGGTTTAACAGACGAAAGATACGTTGTTATGCATTAATCGGTGACAATATGGCTAAAAATGAAAATAGGTTAAGGCAAATATATGAGACAGGGGCTATTCCCAGTGCTCAATTATACAGAGATTTTTCTGATATAAAAAAGCAATATTCATTAGATTGGAATAAATTTGAGAGAATGTGGCAACGTCCTGCTGCAACAATAGCTCATATGGAAAAGGGTACAAGCTATAATGATTATAATACTTAAAAAGTGAGGTGCAAAATGAAAAAGTGTTGCAAATGTGAGGAGCATATAGATTCAGGGCTTATTGTTTGCCAGGAGTGCAGTAGAAAAAATAAAAAGCATAATGGGGAATGGATAAGTGTAAAAGATAGATTGCCTCAAAAAGATACTCATGTAATAGCACATTTTGATGATGGTTTTATTACTGGGGTTGAGTTTACTGATGATTGGGAGTTGTGGGCGGAAAGTGGCGAGGTCACACATTGGATGTTGCTTCCTGCACCACTAAAAACAAAGCGAGGTGCAAAATGAGTAAATTTAATTATGCAAATTTTTATGGTGGCTATGATACTCTTGCAGTATCAAAAGAAAAATATACTAAAGAACAGGCTATTGACATAGCAAAAATTGAATTAGAGAGTATTAAAAAACCTTATTATATTGCCATTGGAAATGGATATGTACGTCATAGAGCTGGCGTGAATGAAGATGGCGAACCTCAAGTAGGTTGGTGGCTTGAATATGAAGAAAACAAAAGAAGTTGCCCTGCATGGGTATTTCATAGGACAATAAACAATAAAGAACATTTTTGTGGAGATTATGAATATTTTGAGGTGTCAGAATGAATGAACCAGTTTTAAGCAAAAGAGAGCCAAGACCAGATAATTATAAGCCTATAACCTGGGGAGCATTTTTGAAATTAAAAGAAGCTGCACAAAAGAGTGCTAACGCTTTTGGTTATCCAGTATATTTAGTTGGCTCAGCGTTACATAAAGAAGTTCCAAGGGATATAGATATTTCAATAATTTTGCCATTATCTGAATTCGAGGAGTTGTTTGGCAACTTGCCGACTGAGCAAAAAGATTATGGTTGGTACTTAGCTCATACTATTCGAAAATCGTGTAATCAATGCAATGAAATAATCAGCCTTCAATTTTGTATTGAATACAATTTAGACATTAAAGTATGTCCTGATACATGGTGGACTGACAAACCAAAATTTTTATTAGCGGAACCTGAAAAATATTTAGAGGTGCAGGAACCACAAAATCCTATTTGGAAAGAAAAAATGTTAAGTAATTTTATGAAAAAGGAGTAACCAATGACTAAAGATAAGGTATCAAACGAATTATCAAATGTTTTAGCAATACTTGAACCATCAACCGAGCAATACAAAGCTGTACAGGTTGCATTAAAAATTGTCAACGATTCAGGGTGTTATATAGTGTCAAGGGCTGTTAATCAATTATGGGTTATGGATAGAGGGTTGCATGATTAAAATAAAACCTGAATACATCCTGCCATCAATAACAATGTTAATTAATTTAGGCAGTGCAATAGTTTATTTATCAAAAGGCAATATTAGGATGTTCGTGTATTGGATTGCAGCAGTTGTTTTAACGTTTTGTGTGACTATAAAATGAAAAGAGGGTATGCACTAATGATGAATTGCGAGATACTTATTGAAAAACTTGAAAAATATCCTACTTACACGAGTAGAATATTAGAGCTTAATAAAAGGCTTAGTGATATTGTTGGAATGCGTGGAAATTATGATGAGTGCATACCCTCTGCAAGTATGGTTAGTGATATGCCATCCGCTCATAATGGCAGTGACCAAACATTTGATGCTTTGATGTCACTTGAAAATGTGCTTGTTAGATACAAAAAAGATATTAAGGAATTATCTGCTGAGATATTAGAGCTGATGGACGAAAAAGATATGATTGACAAAATATTACGGAGGCTTTCGCCTAATGACAACAGAATTATAGAGCTTAGGCACTTCCAGGGGCGAACGTGGGAATGGATAAGTGCAAATGCTTTTTATTCAAGACCTTGGTTGCCAAAGGTACATAGAAAAATTATAATAAATATGGTTAAGGAATGGAATTTGCAAATAAAATATAAAAAAGACTTAACACAAGTTAACATTGAGGTGTGTTAGAATAGTATTGTGGAAAATATTTGTTAGAGCAGAGCGAAAAGCCCTGCTTTTTCTTTATACTTTTTTAGGGGGTAATTTCGTGGAAGAGATAAAGTTTGTTGATTATAAAAGTTGCAGAGAATGTGCTAAAAATATAAAGCTGTATGACATTAAATATAAAAAGGCTGTACTAAAAGAACGGTTACAGCTTAAAAGGTGTGCTGGCTGTGATACATTAATAGATATAGCTGATGAAATAAGGAGTGTTGAGATTGCTAATAAAAAAGATACCAATAGAGAAACTAAACCCAGCGGAGTATAACCCTCGTATTGACCTAAAAAAGGGTGATGATGATTATGACAATCTTGAACGCTCTATTGATAAATTTGGTTATATTGACCCTATAATTTGGAATGAGCAGACTGGCAATGTTGTAGGCGGTCACCAAAGGCTTAAAATTTTAATTGATAGTGGTGAAATTGAAGTAGAGGTAAGTGTTGTTAATTTAAATATTGATGATGAAAAGGTGCTTAACATTTCCCTTAATAAAATCAGTGGCGGTTGGAATGATGAAAAGCTTTCTGCTTTGTTTGAGGAGCTTAAGCTTACAGAGGTTGATATTGCCATTACAGGATTTAGTGACAAAGAAATTGACAAGCTCATAGCAGAGTTTGAGAATAATGAAATAATTGATGATGAATTTGATATTGATGAGGCATTACCTGAAACACCTATTACACAGCAAGGTGATGTGTGGTTGCTTGGAAACCATAAGCTAATTTGTGGAGATAGCACTTCGCCTGAAACATTGAAATTATTATTAGGTGATGAAAAGGCACAGCTTGTAGTTACGGATCCACCTTACAATGTAGATTATCAGGGTGAGGCTGGAACGATTAAGAATGATAATATGTCAAAAGATAATTTTTATCAGTTCTTGCATGCTGTGTTCAGTAATGTTAATAACGTGATGGATAATGGTGCAAGCATCTATATATTCCACTCTGAAACAGAGGGATGTAATTTTATAAGTGCTTTTAAAGACGTAGGCTTTCATCATTCAGGCACTTGTGTATGGGTAAAGCAATCTTTTGTTTTTGGTCGCTGTGATTATCAATGGAAACACGAGCCAGTAATTTATGGCTGGAAAGTTGGAGCTCCTCATAATTGGTATTCAGACAGAAGTCAATCTACTGTTTGGGAATTTGATAGACCTACAAAAAGCGAAGACCATCCAACAATGAAACCAATACCACTTTGTGCATATCCTATAACTAATTCAAGTAAGCCTGGTGAAATTGTTCTTGATGCCTTTGGCGGTAGTGGTTCTGTACTTATTGCTTGCGAACAAACAAATAGATTCTGCCGAATGGTTGAACTTGATGAAAAGTATTGTGATGTAATTGTAAAGAGGTACATCTTGCAGACAGGTGATGTTGCAATCCTGTTGAGGAATGGCGAAAAGATTAACTATACTGAATTATAAAAATACAACGGAAGGTGTATCAGCACCTTCCGTTGCTTATACCAGTAAACACCTGGTATAGATAGTGTGGATCCACAAACTATCTTTATCATTTTACACAAAGTAGAGGTGTTTTGCAATGGTAAATAATAAAATTGATGAACAAAAGGTAAAAGATGCACTTTTAAAACGTGCAATTGGTTATGATTATGAGGAAAAAGAAATGGTTGCAGATAAGAATGGTGTCAGTGGTAAAGTTAAGATAATCAAGAAACATGTACCACCTGACTTAGAAGCAATTAGAGCTGTGCTTTCAAAAATTGAGAATAAAAAGTGGTGATATAATATGAATTTTGTTGAGCCGATTCGTGATAAAGAAATTATTTATAAAATTAAAAAGGACTTATATGAGCGTGATGAAAAGTTTTTTATTATGTTTATGGTAGGCATTAACTTAGGACTTAGGATTGGTGAAATTCTTTCATTGCGTGTTGGTGATGTTAAAGGTAAAAAAGAAACAACAATCAGACAGCCAAAGACAGGCAAGGAAGTTTCTGTTGCTTTTAATTCTGAATTAACAAGGGCATTAGAGCATTATTGCAACAATAGGGACCCACATGAAGCTTTGATACCTTTAAATACTAATGAGTATAAAGCAATTAACAGAAGTTGGGCATATATAGTTTTAAATCAAGTTGGCAGGAAATATGGGTTACAAAATATAGGCACTCATAGTATGCGTAAGACATGTGGATATCATTATTACAAGCAAACAAAGGATATTGCTACACTAATGGTGTGGTTTAATCACACGTCAGAACGTGAAACTTTAATCTATATTGGAATAACCAGGGAACGAATTAAAAAGGCTATGGTAAGCTTTAAAATTTGAATAACTGTAAACATAATAATATTTTGTTAGTGTGCTATTTTAAAACTACTTAAAGTGCTATATATAAAGCCTTTTGTGGGGCATTTTAAATATATAAACACTCCCTGTATTATGTTTACAGTTTTGAGGTGATTTAATGCCATCTAAACCATTAAGACCTTGCAAGCAAATTGGTTGTAAAGAACTATCAAAAAATACATATTGTGAACTTCATACTAAACATTATGATACTAAAAGAGGAAATTCTGCTGAACGTGGCTATGGTGCAAAGTGGAGGAAATATAGAATAACATTTCTTTCGCTAAATCCTTTTTGTGTTAGATGTTTAGAAAAAAATATTCATACTTTGGCAACGGTTGTTGACCATATCAAACCACACAAAGGAAATATGACATTATTTTGGGATTCTAACAATCATCAAGGACTCTGTAAGGGTTGTCATGACACCAAAACAGTAAAAGAAGATGGTGGATTCGGTAGACCTATGAGATAGCCCCCCACGTTTAGAAAGTTTTGCTTGCCGACACGTTGACCGTAGCCAAGCTTTGCGTAGGCGGTCGCAAGTTTTAGGGGTGGGGTATAGCCAAAATAATAAAAATAAAGAGTTAGAAATTTATTGAAAAGCAAAAATAAAGAGTTAGAAATTTATTGAAAAGTAAAAATGAAAAGATGTTAATAAACAGATGTTTTTTAAAAATGATAGAGAGGGGGGTGGTGTTGTGGGATTACGTGGGCCATCTAAAAAGCCATCGGCATTAAATGATTTGCAGGGTAACCCTGGTAAGAGAAAATGCAATGATAAAGAATTTAAACCGCCAATTGATGATGAAGTTCCTGCTCCGCCTCCATATTTAGGTACCTACGCAAAAAAGGAATGGAAGCGTATTGCACCGATACTGCATAAAGCTAATTTATTAACCAAGTGCGATATGACAATACTTAGTTCTTATTGCCAGGCTTATGACAGGTGGCTTACAGCCGAGAAAAAGCTTAGAACATTTGATGAACTTACTTATACTTCTGACAAAGGAAATATACTTGCTCGCCCTGAGGTTAGCATTGCAAATAAAGCTATGGACGATTTATTAAGGTATGGGCGTGAGTTTGGACTTACACCTTCGTCAAGGCGAAATTTAAGTGTTGATACCGAAGAGGAAACGGAAGATCCATTTTTAACATTAGTGAGAGGGGTAAAAAATAATGCAGGATAGAACAACTCAATATGCAAAAGAAGTTGTTGCTGGAAATTTTATTGTTGGCGAAGATGTAATGCTCGCTTGCAAAAGGCACTTGAATGACCTTAAAAAATCTCAAAAGGCGAGTTTCCCATATTATTTCAATGTGGAGCTTGCTGAAACACATATCAATTTTTTTAACTTATGTAATCATTCAAAAGGTGAATGGGCAGGGACACCAATTAAACTTGAACTTTGGCAATGCTTTTGTAATGGCTCTGTTTTCGGCTGGCAACATAAAGTCACAGGCTTAAGGCGTTTTAAAAAAGCATATGAACAGGTTGCACGAAAAAACGGAAAATCAACAAAGGCAGCAGGAACTGGACTTGATGCAATGAGCCTTGATGGTGAAGCTGGTGCCGAGGTTTATTCTGCTGCAACAAAACGTGACCAGGCAAGAATTATTTTTGATGAGGCTAAGCGAATGGTTAAAGCTTCGCCAAGCCTTAGACGTTACATAGATGTTCTGACAAATAATATAAATATGCCAAGCACAAATAGTAAGTTTGAGGCTCTTTCTGCTGATGCGGTTACGCTTGATGGCTTAAATATTCATTTTGCTTTAATTGATGAGCTACATGCTCATAAAACTCGTGATGTATTTGATGTTTTAGACACTGCTACTGGTGCAAGGACACAGCCTGTTATTTGGATTGTTACAACAGCTGGCAATAATAGAAACGGAATTTGCTATGAGGTATATGAATATGCGAGAAAAGTTTTAAGAGGAATAGAGCATGATGATACGTTTTTTTGTTATATTGCACAGCCTGATGAAGGTGATGATCCGTTTGATGAGCGAACGTGGTATAAGGCAAACCCTAATCTTAATGTTAGTGTAAAGATTGATGATTTGCGTGCAAAAGCTAATACTGCAAAGGGCATACCAAGTGCCTTTAATAATTTTTTGTGTAAGCATCTTAATATATGGGTTAATGCACAAACAAGATTTATTGACCTTAAAAAATGGGATGCTTGCGATAAGCCATTCCCTGAACTTGAAGGTTTGCCTTGTTATTTAGGTGTTGACCTTGCATCCACAGAGGACACCGCAAGTGTAAATGCAGAGTTTCGTCTGCCTGATGGGTATTATGCTATTGTAAATCACAGCTTTATACCTGAAGAAACCATGCTTGAAAAGGAACGCAAGGACGGTTTGCCATATTCAACATGGGTTAGGCAGGGTTATATGACCGCAACACCTGGTGAGGTTATTGATTATGAGTGGATAGAGAGCTATATATTACAATTATGTCAAAAATTTAAAGTTTTAGAAATGTGTTATGACCCTTGGAATGCAACACAATTTGCAAATAATATATCAAATGAGGGTGTTACCTGTGTTGAGGTTAGGCAAGGATATGCAACTATGAGTGAGCCTATTAAGGATTTAAAGAAATTGATTATTCAAGGAAAAATTATTCATGGTGGGAATCCAGTCCTTCGTGCGGCTATAAATAATGCTATTGAAACAACTGACCCTGCTGGGAATGTTAAGATTGATAAATCAAAAACAAAAAATAAGGTAGATTCACTTGTTGCTTTTGCTACTTCCCACGTTAGGGCAATGCTTAATATTTCTACTGACATAAATGCAAAAATAATGAGTGATGATTGGGGGCTGTAATGTGTTAGAAAAAATTAAAAAGGTTCTACCTGATGTGCTTATAGTAGTTGGTGCCGTTTCGATTTCGAGCGGTGCCTTTTTAATTTATAAGCCTGCAGGGTTTATATGTTGGGGGGTGATGTGCATTGGGGGTGCTATTTTACTTATAAAAGGGGGTGATGAAGATTGATATTCGACAAGGCAATAAGAAAAGTTAGAAATGAGGTGGTTGTAAATAGTTCTTTGACATTTGACAATCCTTTGGGGTGGAGCGGGGTCGGTCAGATGTTTACTAAGTCACAGACAAGGGCAATGAAATTGTCCGCTGTAAATGCTTGTGTTGAGATTATTTCAAATTCAATTAGCAAGTTGCCTGTTTTTGCTATGGATAGTAAAACCAAAGAGCATATAAGCCATCCGTTTACTGACCTTTTAAAGGTTAGACCTAACGAGGCAATGACACCATTTATTTTCAAAAAGTTAATAGAATCGCAGAGGTTACTTTGGGGAAATGCATATATGCTTATTATGCGTGATAGAAATGGCAGACCAGTTGAGCTTTTACCCTTGCCACCTGACTATGTTAGAAATATTTTTGATGATAATGGCAAACTATGGTTTATTTATACAAACCCTAAGACTGGTGAAAGACGAAAGTTTGAATCATTTGAAATTATTCACCCTATGGCATATTCAGAGGACGGAATCAATGGGATTTCTGTTTTGCAACGTGCGAGTGAGGTTATTGCTACAAGCCAAGCAGCACAAACTTATGAAAATAAATTCTATACGCAAAATGCAAGACCTGTGGGAGTTTTAAAGGCTTCTTCTTCAATTGAAACACCTGCGAAAGACAAAATTCGTGAGGAATGGGCTAAAATTCATAGTGGTGCTGATAATGCTTTTAGGATTGCGGTGCTTGATTTGGGGCTTGAGTATCAACAAATTAGCATAAACAATAAGGATTCGCAGTTTATTGAGAGCAAGGGAATTAGTGTTGAGGATATTTCAAGATTTTTTACTATTCCAATTTACAAGCTAAATGCAGGAAAACAGAGTTATTCGAGCAATGAGCAGAACGATATTGAGTATATTGTTAATTCTCTGCACCCAGTTTCCTGTCAATATGAACAGGACTATACTTATAAGGGCTTATTTATAAGTGATATTAAAAAAGGCTTAGAAGTTAAGGTTAATATTATGGGTGAGCTTAGGGGTGATTTTGCAACAAGAGGTAAGTGGTATAGTGATATGTGGCTTACTGGCTCATTTTCTGTTAATGACATTCTTGCATTTGAGGATTTGCCAAAAGTACCTGGTGGTGATGTTCACATGGCATCACTTAATTATGTTCCTCTTGAAGATTTCAAGGAGCTTAGTAAAAAAAGAAATGGTGGTGGTAACGGTTGAGAAAAGTTTTAAATTTGGTTATGAATAATGGTGAGGCTGAACTTAGGATTGATGGTTATATTGTGGATGATGAGGATCAGTGGTTTTATGATATGGTTGGTTATAATGCAATTTGTCCTAAGGATGTAACGAAAGTTTTAAACGAGCTTGGTGGAAAGCCATTAACAGTAAAGATAAATAGTTATGGTGGTAATGTTTGGGCTGGTAGTGTTATTTATACTTCGCTTAAAGACTATGCAGGCAAGGTTACTGTTAAAATTGATGGTTTGGCGGCGAGTGCTGCAAGTGTTATTGCTATGGGTGGGGATAAAATTTTAATGAGCCCTACTGCACAGATGATGATACATAATGCATCTTGCATGGCAAGTGGCGATTATAGGGATATGGAAAAGGCTGGGGAATTCCTTAAAAATGTTAATGATGCCATTTCAAATGCTTATATTGTTAAAAGTGGAATGGATAAGGAAACACTTTTAAATTTGATGGACAAAGAAACGTGGCTTACTGTTCAAGAGGCAATTGATTATGGTTTGGTTGATGAAATGATGTTTGCTGATGAACTGGCTACGGTTAATGTTCAAAATATGCTTAAAACAAATGCACAGAATATGTATGCTTGTTTTAATATGCCATCACAAAAAAGCATTGATGAGCTTAAACAAAAATTGAAAGAGCCTGAAACACCGCCTACTGATGAGGAAAAAGAAAAAGCAGAGGCACTTAAAACCGCACAAGTTAAGGCGAAAGCCTTTCTTGAAATAGAAAAATATAAATTTTAGGGGGAAAAGTTAATGAAAAGAAAAGTTTTAGATTTGAAAAACACAAGGGCAGGGCTACTTGTAGAGGCACAAACAGCAGTTGAAGCAGGGGACATGGAGCTTTACAACACCAAAATGGCAGCGGTTACAAATCTTAATAGCCAAATTGAAGGGCTTGAAGCTTTGGATTTGGAGAATGGCAAGTTCCCAGCACCAGCACCAATCGTTCTTACTGGTGGTGAAGGTGAGGGAACTGAAAACACAGCAAATTCACTTCGTGCCGTTATGAAGGCTTGCATGGGAATAAAGCTTACTCCTGCTGAAAATGCTTTGCTTGTTGAAGCACCTGGCACAGATGGTGGAAATGGTGAGGGTTACTTACTTCCACAGGACATTAACACAATTATTCAAAAGAAAATTCGTCAATACAAAAGTTTCAGAGAAGTTCTTGGTTATATGCCAACTACTGCACTTAGTGGCACTTTCCCTGTTGAGGATTTCGAAACACTTTCAGGGCTTGTTGATTTCACAGATGGAACTGATGGGACAGAGGCAACTGACATCAAGTTCAAAAAGATTTCGTTTGCGTTAAAAGAAAAAGGTGCTATACTTGGACTTTCAAACACACTTACTTCAATGACAGATAATGCACTTATTGAATATGTGGCAGAGTGCTTTGCAAAAAAAGCTGTTATAACAGAGAACGCAATGGCTATTACTTCTCTTAAAGCTGGAAAAGTAATAAAAAATATTACTGGTTATGTTGCACTTAAAAAGTCAATCAATGTTGACCTTGACGAAGGTGTAAAATTTGGTACTGTTATTGTTACTAACCAAGATGGATTTGAGGTTTTGGACAGTGCACTTGATACCACAGGCAGACCAATTTTGCAACCTGTTATTGGTGACCCTACAAGAAAAACATTTATGGGTTATCCTGTTGTTGTTTATTCAAATGCAATGCTTCCTACAACTGGGACAGATGTTAAAAAAGCACCAGTTTTTTATGGTAATTTGAAAGAGGCTGTTATGTTTGTTGATAACAATGTTTATTCTTTCGCTTTATCAGAGCATGCAGCATTTAAAGCTAACATGACTGTTGCGAGAGTTATTGAGTATGTTGATGTTATTCAAAAAGATAGCTCGGACAAAATTTATATTTATGGTGAAATCACAGTTTCTGGTGATGCTGATGATGTTGTAAATATTATTCCTGTTGCAGCACTTCCTGAGGCTGATCAAGATGCAACTGCAATTTATGTTTTAACTGCTGCTGATGGTGCAAAGGCAGAAGGCACAATGTGGACTTGGAGCGGTACTGCTTGGGTTGAGCATACTAACGCTTAGTTTTTAGGAACGGTCAAGACCGTTCCCTACGGATTATAAATAAATAGTGTGTGGGAACGGTTAGTTTTAGGAACGGTCAAGACCGTTCCCTACGCATTATTTGATATTGGGAGGTGAAGTAAGTGTATAAGGTTTTAACTGCATTTAAGTATAACGGAAAATTCTATGATGTTGGTTCTCGTATTCCGCTTAAAAATAAAGTGTTGATTGAGAGTTTTAAGAAAAATGGCTATATAGCTTAGGGGGTTTGCTTTATGGCAAATTTGCAAGGGTTTAAGGAATATGCTCGCACAGATGATGATGATATTTCTTTGAAAGGTGTTTTGATAGCATCAAAGAAATATGTTGAAGGTGCTGGTGTGCCAGAGCAACAGGATAATGAGCTGTATGATGTGCTTGTATATATGATTGCCCTTAATTGGTATGAAAACAGAGGGGTTGCAACTGGTGACCGAATAAATGACATTCCTTTTGGGGCCACTAATATTCTTTTGCAATTAAGGAGTAGGTTATTATGACAAATGCAGGGCGTTTAAATAAGATAATTATTATTTTAAAGGTTGTAGGTGTCACAAATAACACATTAGGGCATGGTGTACCAAAATTTGAAACATTTAAGACTGTTTGGGCGAATGTTGCACCACTTACTGGCAAGGAATATAGCGAGGCACAGATTATGAGGGCAGAAACTACATACAGGATAAAGATACGATATACACCTGGTGTGGTGCCTGATATGAAGGTAGAATACAATGGGAAAAAGCTTGACATTATTAGTGTTCTTAACATTGAGGAAAGAAACATTGAGCTACACCTTATATGTAGTGAAAAATACCCTGCAAAGGGGGTATAATTGTGGCAAAAGACAATACCTTCGGATTTGATGAACTGGATAAAGCTTTTAAAACTGCATTGAAAAAGTTTCCAAAGGAAACTGATGCCCTGCTTATGGCTGGAGGTAAGAGAATAAGTGGCAAGACAAAAGCTGATACACCAGTTGCAAAACGTGCAAGGAAAAACAAAAATGGTAAAACAATTATGCCTGGTGGATTAAAAAAGAGTTGGCGAGTTCAAAAGCCTAAAAGCTTTGGCAAGGCAAGAGTTGTTAGGGTTATGACCTCGGCACCACATGGGCATTTGGTGGAGCAGGGGCATAGGATTGTTCGAGGTGGCAGGATTCGTGGCAAAAATGGCAAAGAGCGAAGTTCTTTTAACCTCGGATTAAGGGGCATAGATATACTCGGCAAGGTTGAAGGAAAGTATATGCTTGAAAAGGCACATAAAGAACATTTTAATACTTTTGGCAGGGATGCAGACAAAATGCTTGATAGGTTAGTTAAGGATTTGGAGGTTTAAAGGCTATGATACAATTTAAAGACATTATAGAGAGTGTCACATCAATTATAAATACGAATGATGGCAATGTTATTGCTGGTGAAGTTGATGAAAGCTTTCCAAGACCTGCATATTTTGTTAATGTATTTCCTGTTAGCATTATAAAAGATGGCCAGTTTGATGAAAATGTTACAGCTACGGTTACTATTAATTATGTTCCTGATGTTGAAACTGTTGAGGAATGTGTTAGGGTTGCTGATATTTTAAGCGGTGTTTTTAATGGGAAGCTTGAAGTTAATGACCGCATGCTTGATATTGGGAATGTTGCAATTAGTTTAGAGGCTTATGTTCTTGAATTTTCCTTTGAGCTTGATTTTTGGCGAGAAACATCTGCTATCTTACCTGAGTATGAAAATATGCAAGATTTGAATTTAAGAGAGGACGTGAAATGATGAGTTTACCACAGATTTTGATAGAATTTAAAAAGCTTGGCTCGTCTATTGTAAACAGGACATCAAAGGGCACAGTTGCTGTTATTTTAAAGGATAACACAAATGTAACGTTTGATACAAAGATTTATTCTGTTGAAAGTGAGATTGTGACAAGCCATTTCACCACTGCAAACAGAGATTTTTTGGCAAAAATATTTCTTGGCAATCCGTCAAAGGTTATTGTTGAGCGTGTGGGGACTGCTGATGATTACACCGCTGCACTTGCAAGGCTGAAAAACAAGCAATTTAATTATTTAACCATTCCTGGAATTATTGCTGATGATGTGGCTGTCATTGTTACTTGGATTAAAGACCAACGTGACAATTTTAAACGTACATTTAAGGCAGTACTTCCAAATAGTGTTGCGAATTATGAGGGTATTATCAACTTTACCACAGAGGACATTAAGGTTGGTAGTAAAACGTATTCTGCATCTGAATATGCTTGTAGGATTGCTGGAATACTTGCAGGGATTCCTATTAACCAAAGCTGTACATATTTTGTGCTGACCGAGGTTGAGAGTATAACCGAAAGTATTACTCCTGATGATGATATTGATGCAGGAAAGCTTATCCTTGTGAATGATGGTAGTAAGATTAAAATTGGGCGAGGTGTAAATTCGCTTACCACTGTTGGGGCAACGCAAAGCGAGGACTATAAGAAAATAAAAATAATTGAGAGCGTTGACATTATGCGTGATGATATACGCTCGACATTTGAAAATAACTATATTGGCAAAATCCCAAACAGTTATGATAATAAGGTTATTTTTATTGCTGCCATTAACAGCTATTTTAAGGATTTGGCAAATGAGAATGTGCTGTATGATAAGTATGACAATAAGGCTGAAATTGATATTGATGCCACAGCAACGTTTTTAAAGCTTAGCATGAATATTGATACGTGGAGCGAAACACAGATTAAACAGGCTGACACAGGAACAAATGTTTTTGTGATGGCTAATATTAAAATTCAAGATGCAATGGAAGATTTAAAATTCCAAATTTATATGTAAGGGAGGCGTTAAGGTATGCAAAAACCATCAGCACCAAGAGTAATGAATGGTAAATGGGGTATGCTTTATTTGAATGGCGAACCAGTTTTTGAGGTTGATAGCTTTGATGCAAAGGTTAAAATTGACAGAGAGGATATAGAGTTCGCTGGGGAAATGGGTAAGGACTCTAAAATGATTGGCTATACTGGCGAATTTAGCTTTAAGATTAAAAAAGTGTTTTCTCGTGGGCAAAAGCTACTTGCTGAATCAATTAAAAAAGGTATTGATGTTCGGAGCCAGCTTATTGGCAAGGTTGATGACCCTGATGCATTTGGCAGTGAGAGGGTTGTGCTTAATAATTGCTGGTTTAATGAGCTGTCGCTTATGAATTTTGAACTTGGTAAAAAATTAGAGGAAGAATATACTGGTGGGTTTACTGATTATTACTTCCATGATTTAGTAAATTAAATAATATATTAAAAATGGGGCGGATAACTGCCCCATTTTATTTTTAGGAGGATTGCAATGAAAAGGAATACGAAAATTACACTTGCTAATATTATTGCACGAAAAGAACAAATGCTTGAAGGAAAGAAAAAACCAAAGACCGCACAGCTTTATGTGAAAAGCCTTGATGGTGAGATTACTATTTCTTGCCCTGATAAGGCTTTGATAAAAGATATTATGGACAGTGATGATGATATGGACGAATATTTATTGTATCAATGCGTTATAGAACCAAATTTGAAGGATGCTAATTTGCATAAAGAATTTGGGTGCGTTGAGCCTACTGAAATAGTTAATATATTATTTGAGCAGGGCGAGATAAAGCAAATTTCGAGGGAAATTATAAACCTTGCAGGATATGGTGATTCGGTTAAGGTGGTAGAAGACCTAAAAAACTAATAAATGCAGATAGTGAGCTTTATTTGGTGCATCACTATTTGCAACTTGGGATTATGCCTGATAAAATAATTAATTTGCCTTTATCGGAAAAGAGATTTTATCAAGCCAGTATGATTATTAGTTTTGATGAGAGAAAAGCAAGATTTGGGGGTGATTTCTTTGGCTAAAAAAGTTATTGGGGCAACGCTTGTTCTTAAAGATGGGAGCTTTGCATCTAATATTGGAAAAGCCATATCAAGCACTAAAAATTTTAGAAATTCTATTTCAAAGACACTTGATTCTATGTCAAAGATGCATAAAAAATCAACCGACTTATCAGGTGGAATTAAAAAGCTTGCAGGGGTACTTGGTGCAGCAGTAGCTGTAAGAGGTGCTTTTAACTTAGGTAAAGAGGCATTGAAACAATCTGCCGATATGGAGCAAACTTTTATTGCATATACAACAATGCTCGGTAGCAAAGAAAAGGCATATAAAATGATAAATGACCTAACTAAGCTTGCTATTAAGACACCTTTTGAAATGCCTGATTTAGCAGATAGTACAAGGCAATATTTAGCATTTGGTGGAGCTGAGGATAAGGTAATTGATAAATTAACACTTTATGGTGACGTTGCATCAGGGCTTGGCAAGGGTGCTGATGGGATAAATACCATTGTAGAGGCCCTGGGGAAACTTAAATCTGCCGAGCGTGTGGATGCACAATATATGGATAGCTTGACAAGTATGGGTATTCCAGCTTGGAATTACCTTGCAAAGACAATCAATAAAACCACAGGGGAAACAAGAAAGCTTGCAGAGAAAAACCTTATTCCTATAGAAAAAGCAATCAAAGGCATTGAGGATGGAATGAGGGCTGACCCTAAGTTTTTAAATGGTATGCTAAATCAATCGAAGTCATTATATGGATTATGGAGTACTATGAAAGACTTTTTCAACCTGTCTATAATGAAGTCCTTTGGTGATGGAATTAGGGTTAGTATATTACCTGAATTAACTGGATTGGTTGATGAGCTTACAAATGGTGGTGATGCAACACAAACCTTGACTGATAAAATGAAAGGGTTTGGAACTTCTGTTGGGTCAAAGATTTCAGGTGTATTTTTATCTGTTAAGGGATATATTAAAAGGCTTATGGGTGATGAAACTTTTAGAAATCTCTCATTGGGTGATAAAATTGTATATGTTATGAAGGACATGGTAAACTCTGCAAGAATATATATGGATGGTGACGGTGGGGTTAAATTAAAAGAAATATTTAGAACAACTACAACAATATTAGTAGATGTACTGGAAGGGGCATTAACCGAAGTTATGCCAGTTGCTATTGCCTTGGGGGTAGGTATCGGTGGTGGAATTTTAACTGGTATAGGTGAAGGGCTTAAAAAACCTATAACGGATGCAGGTGCAAAAATATCAAAAAATGGCAGTGAATTTTTTGATAATGGTTATAGTGGGTTTGCACCATTAAAAATATTTAGCAAGATGTTTGATAATCAGATAGAAAAAGAAGTAAATGGTAGAAAACTAAATTTTGACGGCTCGCACTACTTTGGACTGCCTAATGTGCCACGAGATGGGTATGTTGCAAGGTTGCACAAAGATGAGGGAGTTTTAACTGCCAAAGAAAACAAGGAATATAGAAGTGGTGGCAAGTCAGTTCAATTTGGGGATATAAAAATTTATGTATCAGGACCTACTTCAGATGATGTTATAAATGAGTTTGTTCCAAAATTAAAGTTTGCTTTAGCTAATATGTAGGGGGTACATTATGGATATATTTTTAAGCGTTAATAATAGGGCAGAGGTTTTGAAAATTCCTGTAATCCCTGCTGAATTTACTGTTAGCAAGCCACAAAAGAATGAAACCTTTGAGACGGTGAACCAGGGGGAGCTTAAGCTTGTCGGCACTCCTGGATTAAAAACAATTTCATTTAGTAGTTTCTTTCCCTTGAGGGATTATACATTTTTAAGAGATAGGTCGCACAAGGGTTTTGAATATGCGTATATCATTGACAAGTGGATAGAGCAAAAGCTACCCATAAGGCTTGTTATTACTGGCACACCGATTAACATAGCAGTGAGCGTTGATAATTTTGAGTATAAAATTGGGCGTGATGGGGATTTGTATTACTCTATTACTTTTGGGGAGTTTAGGCTGGTGAGCGTATGAACATACTATGCTTTATGGGTAGTGTGTGGAAGAACATCACTGCAATTTGTGGTGGACTTTCTTGGCAATCGACTATTTTAGAGCTTGCAGTTACCCTTAATTTTGAGATTGCAAAAAGTGATGCACAGTATTTTGCTGGAGCGTTGCCTGTTGCTGGAGATATTATTATCCTTAAAACAAATGAGGAAATTTTTAAGGGTATTATTATCACCGCTGATGATGGGGATAAAAATGTTAATAGATATACTGTGTGTGATTTTGGTTTCTACCTTAACAAGAGCAAAGAGACGTATCAGTTTAATAATATGAGGGCTGATAAGGTTATTAAAAAGATGTGTGGTGATTTTAATATTGCCATTGATGATATTGTTAGTATTCCGTATAGTGTTTCGAAAATTTATATGGATAAGGCAATATCTGATATTATTAAAGATGTGTTGGAGCTTGCAAGTAGCTCTACTGGGTATGAGTATAATTTTGATGTGACACCAAATGGGCTTCGAGTTTATCGGCTGGGTGATTTAAAGGCATACCCTGAATTTAGATTGTCAGATAATACACAGCTAATATATTCCCCTGATTTTAAGGGGAGCGTAAGCCATTCGACATCTATTGAGGATATGAAAAATAGCGTTAAAATTATTAAAAGCAAGGAAGATGTATATTTTAACCTTGCAAAGGCTAAAAATGACAGCCTTATTTCTAAGTATGGACTGCTTCAAGAGGTTGAGAGTATTGATGATAAAGAAACGCTTTCACCACAGCTTTTGGCAAATAAAAGGCTTTCAGAACTATCCAAAATTAAGGAAACATATAACTTTGAAATGATAGAGGCAATTGATAGTTACACCAGGGCAGGATATGAGATTGAGCTGGGTGGTAATGTTTTTATTGTTGAGGGTGCCTCGCACTCGATTGCAAATGGTGTGCATAAGGTTAAGATTGATTTAAGGCGGTGAAAAGATGGCCGGTATAACAGAGCTTGCTAATTTATTTAAACAGAGGGAAAACAATAGAGATTATTCACCTATGTTTGGCACAGTTTTAGAGGTTGACAGCCTTAAAATTAAGGTTGGTGAAAAGATTATTCTTGATAGTTCGCTTGTTAAAAGCTGTGTAGTGCTGACGGATAATGAAGAACATAGCGACGTCGGTCGTGAGGTTATCCTTCTACCTTATGCCAATGACCAAAAATTTATATTGATTGGGGTGGTGGTTTAATGTTCCCTCAAACAACGGATTTGACAAGTGCTTTGCAGGGTGAAAACAGTGCAGAGCTTGGCAAGTCTTTTTTATTTGATTTTAGTACAGGTGATTTTGTAGTGCAAGATGGTAAGGTGGTTGTTGCTGATCAGCAGACCGCCATGCGTGTGTGGATTGAGAAAATACTGCGAACTGAAAAGAGCCGATATAGTATTTATGAGGGTACGCAGTATGGCACATCAATAGAGGATTTAATTATCGGCAATAACTATAATATTGAATTTGCCGAGAGTGAGCTTAGACGTGAAGTTGAAGAGGCTCTAACACAGCATCCTCTTATTATTGGTGTTTCGAATTTTAGCATTGAGAGAACTACATCAGGTGCTAATATTATTTTTACAGTAGTTTTAAAAGACGGTACTACTTTTGGAAATGAGGTGACGTTTTGAGCGAAATTTTAGATAGAATGCTTGGCAATATTCCAAGTGAGTTTGATAAAAGTATTGGCTCGTTTTTTTATGATTTAAGCAAGGCATCAAGCCTTGAGCTTGACATTATTTATAATAATTTAGAGCAAATACTCTTACAAGGCTTTGCTAAAACTGCAACAGGTGAATATTTAGATATTAAAGTTGCAGAGCAGGGGCTAACACGAAAGACAGCTACAAAAGCTTATGGGTATGTTACTATTACAGGTACGGTTGGGGCTGTTGTAAGTGCAGGGGTAAAGGTTGCATCGGATAATTTAATTTTTAGTGTTGTTGGTGATTATGTATTATCTGGCACTACTGCAAGCGTACTGGTGGAATGTGACACTGATGGCAATATTGGTAATGTTACCGCTGGTAGTATTAAAAGTTTTCCTGTTACGTTGCCAGGCATAACAGCTGTTACAAATGCAGAAGCTTTTACTGGTGGATATGACACCGAAACTGATGATGAACTGCGTGAGAGGTATTTTGATAAGCTTAACACACCTTCAACAAGTGGCAATAAACAAGATTATAGCAACTGGGCAAAAGAGGTTAGTGGTGTTGGTGATGTTAAGGTTCTGCCACTTTGGGATGGGAATGGTACGGTTAAGGTTATTATTGTTGATTCCAACAAAAATGTTGCAGGGGCAGAGCTTGTGCAAAGTGTAGCCGATAATATTGAAAATAACCGCCCTGTTGGGGCAGAGGTTACTGTTGAAAGTGCTACTCCTCTTGCAATAAATGTTAGTGCAACACTTGTGCTATCTGCTACAGCTACTGTTGAAACTGTCGCTGATAATGTTGAAAATGCCATTGAAAACTACATAAAGGGCGTTGCTTTTAATCAAGATTATATTTCTATTGCTAAAATAGGGGGTGCAATTTTGAGCTGTGACGGAGTTTTAGACTATACTGACCTAACTGTAAACGGTGGTACATTAAATATTGATGTGCTTGAAAGTGAAGTGCCTGTGTTAGGAGTTGTTACTCTTGCTTAGATTACCAATTTATTATAAAAATTCTGTTGTTATAAATGCCCTGCTAAATGCAATGCAAATTGAACTTGACCTTGTAGACGGAAAAATAACTGATACGCAAAATCAATTCTATGTAAATTTTGCAACAACACTCCTTGCGTTACACGAGCAGGACGTAGGATTGCCTGTTGATATTTTTTCAAGTAATGATATAAGGCGGTCAAGAATTATAAGCCGAATGCGTGGGGCAGGAACTACCACGATAGATAAAATAAAAAGTGTCGCATTATCATTTAATAATGGTGATGTTGATGTTACAGAGGATTTCGCTAACTATAAATTTCAAATTACATTTGTTAGCAATGTTGGAGTGCCTACTAATATTTCAGATTTTCAAAAGGCAATTGATAATGTTAAGCCTGCACATTTAGCAGTTGAATATATTTTTACTTATAATCTTTGCAGTACAGTTAAATTAAAGACGTGTGCGACTATTAAAACTATAACATGTAACGAGCTTTTAAATAGCGATTTAGGAGGAATATAAATGCAAAATACTACTAATTATAATTTAAAAAAGTTTGAGGATTCAGACAATGCTGATTTGCCAAGTTTGTGCGAAAATTTTGATATTATTGATGGGGCTTTAACACCAACGGTTGACCAAGCAACAGCACCGCCGACAACTAACCAAAAGGAAAAACTTGCTGTTGTGCTTGGGTGGATTGCTTTTATGATTAAGGCAATTACAGGAAAGGCGAACTGGTGGGTAGCTCCTGCTAAGACTTTGCAGGATTTATATGACCATATAACAAGTGGGGGGCATGCTTGGGGAAACATTACTGACAAGCCAATTACATTTAACCCCTCATCACATATACACGATAATGCAACTGGTAGTGTTGCTGGTTTTATGAGTGCAGCAGATAAAGCGAAATTAGATGGTGCGAATTTTGAGTATCCTTTTGCTGTGCCTATGCCTTGGTTATCAAATATAATTCCAAATGCAAATTGCATATTTTTAGAAGGTCAGGCAATTAGCAGGACAACTTATGCAGCATTTTTTGCGATTATAGGAACTACATTTGGTGCTGGTGACGGAAGCACTACTTTTAATGTTCCAAACCTTAAAGGTAAGGTTATTGTTGGATATGATTCGGCTCAAACGGAATTTGACACATTAGGTGAAACTGGTGGAGCGAAAACTCATACGCTAACAATTGCAGAAATGCCAAGCCATACGCATACATTAGATACGTATTCTAATGACAGTTATGGAATTGGTATAGATGTAGCAGGTGCAATTGGAGAAGGTGATAAAACTACAAGTGCAACAGGAGGGAATTTAGCCCATAATAATTTGCAACCATATATTACACTTAGATATATTTGCAAAGCTAAATAAAAGGAGGAATATAAATGTTTGTACCTTTGAGGGTAAGGCTTGACATGGTCGAGCAGTTTCCAATAAATACAGGGTATACCCTTGTTCGCAATGATTACAATTCGTGTGATTTGATTGTTAATGTTTTGGAGCAAGGTGAATTGGTTGATGATTTAAGCGGTTATTCTGCTACAATTATTGTTAGTAGAGCTGATGAGGTTATTATAAATGATTTTATGGTGGTTACTGATGATTTAAGTATTAAACTGCCAAACAGCATGTATGCTGTTGAGGGAGAGGTTAGGGCGGATATTTCCTTGTACAAAGATGGTTCAAAAAAGACATTGCAGCCATTTACTTTCAAGGTAAGATCAGATATTGACATTGATGGAGTTATAGAGGCTGACAACAGGATTGGCGTGCTTGATACTCTGATAGACGAAACTTTGTCAGTAAGCTATTTAGCCGAATCAGAGGCTGGCAAAGCAAGAGCTGTTAGTGATGTTCTGAATGAGAAAATTAGGGTTGACTATTACAGAGGTTCAAAAGGTGATCCTGGGGACCCTGGCAAAGGGATCCAAAGTGTTGCAGTTGATATAAACAATCATTTGATAACTACATATACTGATAACACAGTGATTGATGCAGGGCAGATAGAAGGATATACTACTGCAGAGATAGATGAAATGGTAATTGGAAAAGTTGATAAAGTCGAAGGTAAAGCTTTGTCAACGAATGATTTTACTGATGACATCGAAAATAGACTTGCAAATACAAGCGGAACAAATACAGGCGACCAAGACCTTAGTGGATTAATTCCAATTTCGCAACGAGGGGCGGTTGATGGAGTTGCATTGCATAACGATTTACTACATATTTTAAAATATGATGTAAAACGATATGGTGCAACAGGGGATGGCGTTACAGATGATACAGCATCAATACAATCTGCATTAAATGCAGTTAATACAGCAGGGGTGGGAACAGTTTATATCCCAGATGGCACATATCTAATCACATCTGCTTTAACCGTTTACTCAAATACTCAAATTGTAGGGCAAAGTAATTATAATGCTACACTTAGGTTGAGTGATAGTGCTACTACTTGTGTCTTAAATATTAGTGGCATATCAGGCACAGTTAAATCAAATATCGTAATAAAAAATCTACATTTCAAACATCGCCCAAATGCAGGTAGTGGTACTTATACTAATGGCGACAAGATGTTTATATTTGGCAAATACACAAAAAATATTGAAGTAACAGATTGCATATTTGAGGATTGTTCATCAGCTTGTATTTATGTAGCTAATGTAAATACTGGGGCAAACTGGCAATCGTGGAAAATACATAACAACACGTTTGTAAATTCGGCTGTCTACAACTACACATATGGAGTGTGGTGCGATGTTTTAGGTGAGTATGTCCATATATTAAATAATAAATTTCTTAATTTTGCAGCGGGCGTATATCTTACAAATTCTGCAAATTGTAAAATATCAGATAATCAATTAAATGCCTGTCAATATGCTATTAAAGTTGATTGTACAAATTTAACCTACAACCCTGGTAAAACACAAATTACTAATAACCAACTAAACCATTGTTCTGGTGGTGGAATTGAGGTTAAGTTAGTTGGCAATCTATCTAACGCAATATCAATGCAAAGCGGTTGTTTGATAAGCGGTAATATGATTTTATTACCAAACAACTATGCTATAAAAATACAAGGTGGTTGGGGTTCAATTTGCAATAACAATCGTATTATTACATCGCAATTAGCTGATAAATATATACAATTATTAGACTTAGATGCTTCTAATAAAATCAGCTACACATTAGTTGCAAATAATTCCTTGATGTGTAATATTGCCACAAGTATACCATCAATTGATGTTGCAAGTGCGACAGGTGATGGTAACGATATAACAAATAATATGTTAGTGGTAAGACCATAATACAACATAATAGTTGTGGCGTAAGATATAGCAAAAATTTCAAAAGATGAAAAAATATATTATAAAAAGAAAAGAGGAAACAAAATGGAAAATTTCAATTTTATGGTTAAAATTAAGCTCTTTATTATTTCTATTATTAGTACAGTTACAGCGTGGCTCGGAATATTAGCAATTCCATTTTATATTTTAATATTGCTAAATACTTTTGACTACATAACAGGAATTATTGCTGCACCTTATCGTGATGAAAAAATAAATTCATACAAAGGATTTAGAGGTATTGCAAAAAAGATATGTATGTGGCTATTAGTTGTAATTGGTGTAATAGTGGATTGGTTGATAATGTATGCGACATCATCAATTGGTGGTGATCTTAATTTTAAATTTGTTATTGCCTCATTGGTGGCAGCATGGTTAATTTGTAACGAAATAATTAGCATTTTAGAAAATATGGTTGACATAGGTGTTGATATGCCACCTTTCCTTCAAAAATTTGTGTCCAAAATTCGAGACACGATAGAAAAGGAAGGCAATATAGATGGAAATTAAAGCAATACCTAATCAAATAGTTAAAGTGCCTTTTGCACATCTTAATTTAACAAAGGTAACTGCAATTGCTCTGCACCATATGGACAATCCTTTGGCTACTGTAAAAGATGTTGAGCGGTGGCACGTTGCAAAAGGGTGGCGTGGTATAGGTTATAATTTTTGGGTTGCTCTTGATGGCACTATATACAGAGGCAGAGGCTTCAATTTGGGGGCAGGTGTGGAAAATCAAAATGACAGCATAATGTCTATTGGATTTCAGGGTGATTATCATGATGATCCACGAGCTATGCCAGACACTCAATTTAATAGCGGTATAGATATAATCGATTATATACGTTCTAATATACCATCTATTAAAAAAGTGGCAGGGCACAAGCATTTTATGGCTACTGCTTGCCCTGGCAAATATTTTCCACTTGCAGAGATGCAGGCAGGGGTTAGGAGAGATAAAATGACTAAGGAACAAGCGATAGAAAAATTAAAGGGCTTTCTATCAGATGGAACAATTACATATCTTGATAGTTATAGATACGGTGACGAGCTTATGATTAAACTTGCAGAGAATATGAAATAGTAGTATAATGTAATTCAGCTACGAAATGAGTTTACGCTGAAATGTGTAGATTGTTTCTGAAATAAGGGGTGCTTAATTGCACCCCTTATTTTTTTTGCAAATTTTTTGAAATATTTTAAAAAAAGTGTTGACAAGCAATATTACTTATGATATACTTTGTATATAGTTTAAAAATGCGTTGCAGACACAATAAAGTGTCGAACGAGAGGAGTATTTTTTATGATAAACAAGTATTTTTTGTACAAGAGAATTTTAACTAACGCTTTTTGTACATCGCAATTAGACGGAAGTAAAGATTTTATGTTTTTGATGCAGGGCATAGAAACACCAATAGAGTCACTTTACGATGAAAGAGTAGAGACGATAACTCAATTAACAAAATCATTATTTGTAGAGGACTTGCAAGGATTATCAGGGGAAGATGTTAAAACTCTTTTTATACAAAGAGACTGCATAATTAACAACTTAAAAAATAAAAATTATGCTCTTATGTTAATTAAAAATGAGAATATGTTTAAAGAGGTTTTGGAAAGCCTATTTGACTTAACACTTGAACATATTGAGAACTACGAAAAAGCAGAAGTTTTAATAGAAGGCAAAAGAATTGTGCCTGTTGTAATTGATAATAATAATCATAATTTAATGATTAATGGAAATAGATTAGTTATGAAAACGGAAATAGAAAATAATACAGTAACAATTGAAAAATGTCAAGACATAATATCACATTTAAAATCAAAATTTAATTATGATGCAAAAGAACTAAGGTTTTTACTAAGTGTATACACTGAAACAGAAAACAATGAATTAGGCGACTATCCTGAAGAATTATTATTAAATTTAGATGTGGTATATGATGTATACGAAAACTGTATTACAAGATTAAACAATTAA